TCGAGACATCGTTGGGATTACGGTACTGGTACCGAGTGCCCGATAAGAGGGGCCCTGGACTCAGACCCACCCACTGGTCGGGGCACTCCCCAAGAACTTTCTATCAAAGTAAAACTCATCAAAATCGTCCTCGAGGAAGTCCCGAGCCAGGAGTGACACAACGGTGCCAGAGAGATCGTGTTTTTCAGCGTTTAACACAACTTGTCGGAACAAATCAATGACGTCACTAGCCAAAAGGCCATAACGTTGGTAACAAAAAGCTACGAAGTCACCATCGCTAATAACTAGTTCTTCAACTAGCTTCTTAGTAATATTTTTGAGCGTGACACCCGCAGTTCTTGCATTCCAAGAAATGTCAACGTCAATGCGCCCGAGTTCTTTAGAAACCAGAAACTCGAACTCATACTTAAAACGTTCCAAAAACAAATTGCGTATAACGGGAATGAATCTAAACTCATAGGCATAACCAACAGATTTGCCAGCCATGTAGGCGTGATCGGATACAGCGTCATTCCGATTAGCACGCATATTGAACCTACCTAGGGCCTTGCCCAGTATGGGGACCGTGAGGTGCAAACCATACTGTGTAGGAACAAAAAACTTGCTCAGAAAGGTAGCAGTATGCAGTTCCTTGTGACGAATAACAGTAGCGACCATTTGAGCATCACTAGCTATTGACTCGTAAACTTTCACTGCATACCGACACTCCCCTCGGAGGACAGCCAGCATATCATCGCCCATGAGCATCGCGCGACAAGTTTTAATCTTGGTACGCCTTAGAAATGACCATAAAATACAGCCATTCCAAAACGTATTTCGAAAAGTGGTATCAGTGGCGCCAGTTGGAAGCTGGTTCTGTAAAGTTGCTGAAAGCCCCTGTTTACTTGACTTAACTGTGAATTTATTAGACCTCATATGAAGCCTAACAAACCACTCAGGAGCCCCCAACAACCTCATCAAAGCCACTTCCAAAAGCATGACATCACTGCACTGGTACTTGTCGTTTGAACTAAAATCAGCTTCTAGATAGTATTCATCCTTATCTTGTCTTTCGAGATGGCCTGTGTAGTTTATAGGAGTTTTCTTGTAGCTCGTTCTAAACTTCCATGGACCACTCATGCCACTAAGGCAAAAGTCGAACCTGCGCATGAGCTCATTAAAAATGGG